CAGCAGTCGTAGTAGGGAGTTTATTAAGACTCCAATAAAGTTCCAGCCCACGACTATTAACCCTTTCGGATCTGTTGAGGCGAAGTGCATGCCAGAATGCCGATCCTGATAATGCGGAATCAAGAGCATATCCTCCAACACCAGTAGCAACTGGAGGAGCAAGAGTTCTCTTAGATAGAGATAGACCTTCTCTAGCATATTCTTCACGTGATACATAGGGGACAAGACCTTCTGCCTGAACGATATTGTGGAACTGACGAGCAGTATTGTCTACATCAATAGGGAATAGGAAAGCATTATTATATTTAAGATTAATAACTGAAGATCCCATTTTATTATCAGAGGCTTCAGCGGCGTCTTGTTCTACTGGTGGGAGAGCATTTACATTCGTGCCTTCACGCGCAGGAGCACTTGCGTTCCATACAATAAGTGGAGAGGTAGCAGCCGTAGGATCATTATCAGTCCAAGCGAACATTATTTTAGTGATAATCCTACCTGCTCCACCAAGATTTCTAATCTGTTGTGATGTATCATCATGATTAAATGATAATTTAGATAATCTGTAATCCGTGTAAGAAAATTGTAACTGAGAGTTAGCATTCGCATACGAAACCATCATTTCTTGAGGATAATATTGATAGTCAGCAAACATTTTAGTTTTAGTCGTATCTAGGGAGAAAGAAGTTGATGCGGTGCCTCCGCTCAGAACCCAACCACGACCACCTGATGCAGCGTCAGTTAATACTAATTCTAAAGTGATCTGTTCTTTCATCATATATAACGGAAGCTGATTCGTCTTGAGGAAAGGAAAGAGATCACTTAGAGCGATCTGCCATGTAGGAGTATCAGTATATTCTCCATCAGTAGCAGACTTGTATGTATCCATATAAGAAGGCATCTCAGTAGATGGTTGCTGAGCTTGATAAGAACCTGGTGGAGAGTAAAAACTTCTACCGCTATCAATCACTAGTCCGTGAGACTGAGATGTAGGAGCAGCCCCATCTTTACCGCCTGAACTACCACCACCATGAGTATTACTAATCGCAGTAGGAGGGTCGCTAGAAGACCATTGGTCTCCCTCAATATTCATCGCTACTTTCTTAGACATCATCTGACCAGTTAGATAGGGTAGACGCTCACGCATCGCTTCACTACTCATAAACTGAGACTTGTAATGCTGGAAATTAGCCCAGTCATCTACCTCTGAAATTGTCTGATTACCGATACGGAGAGTTGCTCTCTGGATAAGACCACCAATCCCAATATTGAGAGGTAACCAACCAGCTTCTGATGGAGAACTTAAACCAAACTGAAGCTTAGAGTGTGAATGCAAAATTCCCTTATTTTGTAAAACATAGCGTATAAATTTACCATTCTGCACAATTGGGTCCAGAACGTCGGTGTCTACTGACATCTGTACGTTACTCTGAATAGAACCAATCTTTAATAGGTCTGGTATCTGACCAGCACTTACAGACGGAGCAGTTTTTACGACATCTTGTACCATATCAGGGGTAGAACTCATATCCATTTTATAAATATGACTAATATAAAAAAAATATAAAAAAAAACATTATTTTTACTCTGGGGTTAATTTAGGCGAAGCCACCTTTGGTTTAGGCATTTATTCAGTAAATAAACTAAATATTAAATCAGGAGGTATTCTATATCTCATATCTAGAGATAAGCTACCTGAACCTCCTTGATAAGATACATCTGTTTTATGCTGGGCTCTAAATCTCTTTGCTTTATTATTTCTATATGAATTACCTAAGTTTTGCTGATGTAATTTATTAATCATATTACCACATGCTCCACTACCATCACAAGTAAGAGCATTCCAGTCTTTTTTATTAGTCCATATACGAGTTCTTTTTTTATAACCCCAGTCACTATACATACAATAATCAACTACATAATAAGGTAATCCCTGCATGAAAGGTCTGTCTTTTAATCTTGATGAGTTAGGATTCTCTATATACCATAAATAAGGTTTAAAATAATCAATAATCTCTAAACTTTTTTTAGCAAGAGGGTCACCTATTTCAGTCATTCTTCTTTCTATTGTTTCTCTTGTTACCATTTCACCTTTTCTTTCTCTACCTATCCAGCTATATTGTAAATGTGAGTATGTTGCACAAGGAGGACTACACCATATCACATCAAAATAACCTACAGGATATTTCTTATAATCCCATTCTAATATATCCATATTAATATCTGCTCTACCATCTATATCAATACTTAAGACCTCCCAACCTAGTTCTTTTGCTACTTTACCTGCCGACCCAGTCCCTGCAAAGCATTCTAACATCTTTATCATTTATATTAATCAATAAAAAGATATCTTATTTTAAACCATCACTTGTAATCCTGAGGAGTTGTAAGCGATAGTCTGTTTGTTGTGAGCGAAGAGAAACACGCCATGAGGGGTATTAGAGACTAAATCTAAGGTGAGTTGAGCGCCGAATGCCTGAGTAGAGAAGTCTACACCCTGATCACTAATTACATCATAAGCAACTCCTACACCCATATTCTGTCCGCCATCTACGACATAGACATTATCAAAGGCAGATTTTACAGAGAGAGGAATATTCGTCAGCTCAAAGGTATTCTTTTCATTAATCATTAATCGTTCATTCTTAGCATAAGCAGATACAGAATTAATAAAGTTTCTGATAACCTGAGCGTCTGCTTCTTTATATTCTAATCCATCTTTACCGAGATAATCAATATCATATTCTAGAGGGAACTTAGTGCCTCCACGTAGGAAAGATACCTTCTTAATCTGTGCATTAGTATTATCATCACTATTAAAGAATGGAATAGTGGCTAAACCATCGTGAGCGTAACTATTAATACGAGCAGATGGAATAAAGTTCATAAATACACCCATGACTCTCTTGAGACCAAGATTAAAATTAATAATCGCATTACTTGAGTTAATGCTTGTGAAGTAAGTAGAGATACTATTATACTCAAATGTGCCTCCGCTAGTAGGGAATGCCCTTAGTTGTTCAGGGGTAGGATCAATCGTTTCACAGACTAGTTTAACATCGCTTAATTCATAAAAACTATCAACAAGAGTTGATGTAGACCCTTCGGCTTGTGCTAAAGGACCCTGCTGAACCCCAGCGAAAATAAAGTTCGTATCAGGAGCAAGGTGGATTTCTATGAGTAAACCCTTGAGACCCCAGTTAGACGACAGAGGGATATTCGCAGTTCCGTTTAATAGACCACAAGATAAGGGGACACAGAAACTATTAGGAGACTGAGTTTGCGTAGGATTATCTAATACAGATTGTTTAAACAGATTAGCATTCGGCATAACAAGGGCAGACTCTGATAGGTGTGAGGTCTGGTCACAAGTAGATACTGTTTGCGGTAGGTAAGAAGCCATAAAACGATTATAATATTTAATATGTTCTATGACCTGATGGGACTGCTGACTTTTAATGACTAGCTGATCTATCGCTCCGTAGACACCGAGTTTAGCCGCGGCCTGTGCGAGATCATTTGCCTTTGCTCTGTCCTCATATGTGCCTCCTTCATTCATTTTTAATCTAAATTTACCTGCTAGACGAACACTACGACCTATTAATAGTTTGTCTTGCTCCCCAATAATAAACGAAATGATCGGATTCCCATTGCGAAACGATATCTTCCCATTCGAGAGAACATTACTCGGCGTGATTTCCAGATTATGGTTACTCATTTTATATAAAGAGTTAATAAAAAAAAATATTTATAAAAATTTAATTAAACTTCCAGACTTATCTGATTACCCCTGACTACCATTCGTCTAATGTGAGCGCAATAGTTACACCATAATTTATTACGAGTCGGTGCTTTATTAGTGTTAGGGTCAGTTGTAGATGCTCCCTCATAAGCAAGTTGTAAATTAAAATCTTTTCCACGTGCATCATACACTCCATCTTGTAGAGACAGAGCACGACCGATAAACCAGTTTTCATGTAAGTCCCTGAAAGATAGAGGCCTGATCCCCGCCATTGCAAGAGCCTTTTCGCTTTCTATCGCCCACTGCTGTT